TATCGAGCGTTTACTTCACTCATTGGCTTAATGCTTAAAGGTTTTGCTCTGTCTACCTTATCTGTCCAATCTAAAGCGGTAGTCGAGTTAATAGGATAAAAGTCCACATACGGACTAATAACCAATTCTTTATCGTTAAACTTATTCTCATAAACATAAAGATTAAACATTTTAACAATGCTCAAAAAGAAATCTCTTTGAAATATACCTTTAGGAATAGTATCGTTTACTTTAATTGTTTCGCCTAAGTTTACAGGCACTTGTGTAGGTGTGCTTGTAGTAACCCCTAATTCTCCTAATGTAATATCAAGGATAACCCCGTTAGCTACTATTTCGACTTGCATATAGTCGCCATTAGCAAACGTAACTCCATTAACAGTAAACTCGCAATTAAAAAAACTGCTAATACTTGCATCAAAATCTTGTCTTCCTATTTCTACGTTATTCTTTGTAAGTACAACAGAATAGTTTGGTAAAGGTGGATTGTGATATTTTACATTCCCTCTTAATAATACTTGTATGTTAGTTGTAATTGTTGGCGCAGGTATTACACCATAAGTAAACAACTGCCCTAATCCGTCAAGTGAAAAGCTACCTGCCGTTACCATTGTATACTCTACAATAGAACTTAAGTTAGTATTAATTTCAATTAATTTAGCTGCTGCGTTTAGGCTTGTATTGTTTAGCGTTGATATATTTATTTGATTATGCGGTATGATAAGCCTTTCAAATAAAGGGGTATCAAAGAACGAGCAGTCAAATGTATATTCTGTTGCTGCAAACATTTTTTGTATATACTCCTTAACATACAAAGCAGGTCTAAAAGTAGTGTATTGAAAATCTTTTTTAGCAACCCCATAACCACCTAATCCACCTGCCCCTGCTCCTGTACTAACGTTCCCGTAATCAATAAGCGGATAGTAATAACCAGAACCACCGGGATTGTCCCAACTGGCACTTATATTAGCTGCGCTATAAGTATGATTGTATGCGCTAAAATCTAAATCTTCTAAACGCTGATTGCCTAACTGATTAATAAAACCGCCAAGTTCTCCAAACACGCTGCATTGATATTCGATAGTTTCTTTGTCAATAACTATTTCTAATATTCTTAAAGTGCCTTTAAATATCTGTACTTTGTCAATAAAGATTTTACAGTTAGCTTGTTTAGTAACGTTGTAGTTATACCCTACGTTTGGTAATTCTGGATAAGTTACGTTAGCGTTGTTAAGTTCGAAGATGTAGCCAAATATCAAATTGTTATTTGCCGTTCCCGGTATGCTTATTGTTTTGCTAAAAGAAGTATTGCGACTACCGAACTCGCTTACGTCATCAATAGCGTAAGTAAACTCGGTAGATATATCTTGCAATAAATCAATCTTCTGTTCCTCGATGTATATTTCTGTGCTAATCATTATCTGAATTGGCTTGTTAAGTATTTACCTACTTCTATTTCAATCTCAAAGTTAAATAGTTTATCTGCACTTTCTAACTTGTATTCGTAGTTTGTTGTCGTTATAGTAACAGGAAAATAAGCACCAAGAACCTCCATATATACAATAGGACTTGATACAAGTTGAGCCAACCAAGAATAATCTTGTTCACTAACCCAATCAGAAGTAAGCTTATATTTATCCTTATGCTGAATAGCATAGTTGAAAGTTGTTTCGTTATATCTGTTATATCCATCAATGTTTGTCATTTGCCCACCTACAAGCTGCCAATCGCTTCTCCTGTATGATGCTCTTTGGTATTCGCTTGACCTTCTATTAACTAAGGCAAACTTCTTTGTGTCCCAACCGCCAAGTCTATTAAGGAACTCTAAGTTAAATTGTTGGTATTTAGGATAGCACTTATGTCTTATCTTAATAACCCTTGTTTTTGCTATGCCTCTTTTTAAATAGAAATTATAGCCGTAAGTATTCTCGTTGATTATAGTTCCAGATGCCCAATCGTTTATATGTCCGGCTTGTAGGTTAAACATATTGAATTGTCCGTTCAGGGTTATGTTACCCGATACTGTATTAGTAACTGCTTCATTTTGTCCGACTACTTCAACCCAAGCTGAATAACCGCCCGTTGCTATGCGCAGGAATGTAATGTAAAAGTTATCTCCGTATTCTAAAGTTATCTCGTCCGTGTCCCTTTCGGTAAGAAAATCATCTGTAAAGTTTTCTAATAGTAAATTATCATAATAGTCCGATAGCACCAAAGGTGTGTTATTCTTTGTTAAGAACACATCGGCAAACAATGGGGGTACAAAGTTGTAAGCCGAGAAATTACCAGAAGCTAAGTTTGTAGTCGTTACACCGCTTACTTCTTCTCCTATCCTTAAATCGTAATCTACTTTAATCTTATCGTTTGATGCTACAAGTATTGAATTACCTGAAGGCTCGAAGTAATTAGTTACAAAACTACGCACCATTGGTGATGCGTTAAAAACCCCGTAGCTACCCTCTGCACTTGGTGAAGGGAATACTTTAGACCTAATTACCTGACTTCCGTTTATATAAACATCATACACAAACTTAAAGTTTGTAGTTCCGCTATTAGTAGAACTTGATACAAACCAAAGGTTATCGTGCATTGACGAATAGGGTGCAGGACTACTTGTTATCGTTATAGCCATTTGTTAATTGTCTTATTTTAATTTCAAAATCACTACCTAAGGCAGCTCTTAAATCTTCTGTAAATTGTTTACTTCTAAACGCAGTATCTACGGCATCGTCAAAGTATCGAGTAGTTTTAATACCTTTTCTATGTATACCTCGTGCTATTAAGAAAGCAAGGCTTTTACTATCTTTTATTTCTTTTTGTTCTACTCCAAGCTTTGTATACTTTTTTACCGATATTGACTTTAAGTTGTTAAACTCAATCCATTTCTTGATTGGCTCTATCGGTACTGACTTATTTTTAGTTTTAAAAGAATATGGAGTATCACTATCTGCTTTAGAAGATATTGTACCCTTAACCCCTCTATTAATGTAATCGTAATATTTTAGTTGTTTACTTTTATCCTTATACCCTACATATAAAATGTACTTTGTGCCAAACTTAACTACTTGAGGAATAGCAGGTTTAGCCAAATCTCCAGAACTTACCGACTTTGTTTTATATAAATTAGCAACTATTTCGTCATTAAATAGCTGCCCGTATAATGCAAGTGTCTTTTCGACTACTGGCAAATCTATCTCAGCACCTATTTGAAAAGGCTTAAAACCTAACTTTTGTACTTCGCCTTGTTGTAAGGCTCTTATTTGTGCTTGACTAATACTCACGCAAATAAATATACTTAATGTCTAAAAATAACTAACCCCACCAAAATTGGCAGGGTGTGTCTGGGGGTATGGTTTCTTATTTAAGTTTTCGTTGCTGCTCGTTATCGTAGTCAGATTTTGCTTTTAGATAACTTAGGGTGTTTAAGTATTGTATAATATTAAGTTCGTATGCTTCGTCTACCTTTATATTTTCGTGGTCTGCAACAACTTTGGTGCTATATTGCCATCCAAAATCTCTAATAAAGTTACTACCGCTTGGTCTACCGACTCCTTCGTCATTCCCTTCTCCGTCATTTCCTTTGCCAAATAATCCTTCGAAATTTCTATCCAATTTCTGTATACTTGATAAAAAAAAACAATGGAATTGTAAACATTGACAAACTTAGCTTCGAGCATATCGTTAGCATAAAGACTATGATTAGCTGCATCGTACTCTTGGTCTACCCATTTCCCGTACCAAGTTTTGCGTTGAGGTACTACCATTGAAGCTGCAATCTTATGCAGGTTGCCTATTAAGTCATTACTAAATACTTTGCTTTCTATATAACGGGCAGCTTTGATTTCAAACACATCATAAATAAATCTATATCGAGTGCCATTGATTTCTACATACTTAGCAGGTTCGCCCTCTATTTTATCTTTTAAAAAGTCAAGTGTTGCCCTAAGGTTATTAAACTGCATAACGCTTAGATTGTCAAGTTGAGTGTCTGTCAGGTTGTAGATTATACCTACAAGCTTACTTTCTACATCTAAGGTAGTCCAATCCTTCTCAGGCTTAGTAACTATTGGATAGATTTGTTGATACTGCCAAACTGTGATTTCGTTCCAAGTCATTTTCTTAGTTTTAACATTAGCTCATAAGCAAGATGCCCACCTATGTAAGCTAACGCTGCCAAAGGTAAGCAAATTGCAAAGAAGTACAATATTTTTATTACTTTAATGATACGGCTACACTTGTTGTGCTACTCTTAGCAGGTGGGTAAACTCTTGTAACCTCGCCAGTAACTCCGTTAATAATATCAAGTCCTTGATGCGGAACTTTTTTTAAGAACTCTTCCATATCCTTTTTGGCTTTAGCTGCGCTATTGTACTCGTTCAATATTTCCTCATATGCAGGACTTTCGCATTTGCTAAAGTCGTACTTAACACCGACTTCACGAATGTTAAACTTAGCACTCATATACTCAAAGTCTTTACCATTTAATACGGCTGCTTGTAATACAGCATCTTTGTAGTCTTTATTGCCCTTTAATGTTTCAAGCATATCCTCTAAGGCTTTAACTTGTAGATGTGTTTTTAACGGGTCAAGTTCCCCTGCATTTAATCGTTCAATTACTTGATGTGTGAACTCTATGCGTTGTTCTTTTGTTGTTTCGAAGATTTGTTGTAGTTCCATTGGTTTGTTTATTTGTAGTTTATATGGTTCTGTTCTATTAACTGATATTCTTGGAATACCAAAATATCCATCATCATCAAAATAAAAACTCATATTGTTTCGGGTTTGTAATTCTCAATGTCAAAAAAGCCAATTTGTGACTTATGTTCTGGTTTCCTTAATCTACGCTTTGCAGGTTCGTAACCCTTATCGTTGCAGTAGGTAAGTATCTCCAGATAGGTAGCATCAATGTTAGACATCATTATACTAATTGGCTCACTTGCGTAATACTTGTCTATGTATTCTTTTGCGCTTTGTGTCATTGTGTTTAATTAAATAGTCAGTTAATGCTGCCATTACAAAACCTGTCGCAATTAGCAGAAGGCAGATAGCGTAGATCATTTTGAGTAGATGTCTTGTAATTGTCCAATAAGGTAACAAGCTACTAAAAATACGGCTAAAAGTTGTGCGGTTTCTTTTTTCATTGTGTTTGTGTTTTGATTAAATAATAACCAAATATACAAGTTCTACACAATCCACCAAATTTATTTTTGTAACCTTGTTGCATTTATAGAAAGGCATACCTACCCGTGCCACGTTTAAGGCTGAAGTTCTGCCAAGCCAAAGCCAAGCCTACAACCGCATCATCGTGAAAGCCTGAAGGTGCTGAGTACTTTACTCCGGTTGCCGTGTATTGATACTCAAATACTTCTAACTCCTGGCTTATTATCCCCTCAGGATAGCCTATTTTACCTTGATGTATCGCAGCTTGTAGCCCTTCCATTAGCTGCTGCTTACTTGAACTTGTAAACTTTAATCCTTGTATCATTACCCCTTCTCTTTGCAGGTCTTCGAGTATCGGGTCTCCAACCCCCGTAGAATCGACTAGGATAGGGCATTTAGGCAGCCTAAGGATAGTTTGCTTGGTATTGTGCCAATCCATTTGGAAGCGGTCAAAATAAGCCACATTCCCGTCTTCGTCTAAACCTACTATTACAGTCCAATCGACCGACTTCGCCAGATCAATTCCATAAGCTACTACCGGCATTGTAGTTACCGGGTGTAAGCACTTGCGTATATGTTGAGTGCCGAAAGGGTTTGCTGCGTTCTCCGCAGGGTTTGCCATATACTCCTGCTCAAATACAACCTCTGGCAGTTGCTTACGAGCATCGTCTATTTCGTTTGGATCAATGTAAGGGTTATCGTATGTCGTAAACTTAAAGCTTTGCCAATCGGGTTCGGCTTTGCTAAACAAACTAAAGAAGTAGTTTTTACCTTTAGGGGTGCTTAAAAATATAGCTTTACCCTTATAGTCAGTTAAGGTAGGTCTTATCGAGTTGAGCCACCCGTCTTCCAAGTTAGGTATAAAGGAAGCCTCGTCTATTACGGCTAAGTGAAACTTTAAACCACGAAGATTGTCTAACCTTTCCCCTGTAAAGAAACGAATTGAGCCACCCGTTATGAAAGTAATAACCAGGTCGCTTTCGTTCTTAGAGTATATCTCTAATGGCAACAGGTCTACTATTTCCTTAAAGAATATTTTGCCTAATTGGTAAGTAGGTGTAATGTAAGCTACTCGCTTTTTATTAACTGCCGTGTCTATGCTAATCGTTTGACTAATCAAGGACTTGCCAAATCTTCTCCCTGCCATCATTACAATAAACCTACTATCGCATTCAATTACTTGCTTTTGCGCTGGGTGTGGGTTATGTAACTTCAAGCCTACTGTCTGCATTATCTATCGTAAGTTATTTTGATCTCACTTACTTCGTGTTTGTTTTCTGACTTCTCTACTAAGCTATTCAAACGCTGAGTAATGCTTGGATTGTAAACCCCTGCCATACCCCCTTCGATTTGGTCTTGTCTAATTGTTTTCCTAATACGCGAACAGATGGTACGAAAATCCTCATAAGCATTATCTAAATTGGCAAAGTATCTTCCTAAATCGCTTATAATTCCTTGATTGTAACAATAGTTTTCAAAGCCTTCTATTGTCAAAGGTCGCTCCCTTAATCTGTAAACTTCGTCTCCGTCTTTACCTACGAAATCGTGAACTTTAATAGGATTGCTTTTACAATACTCGCAATACTCAGTAAAGTATTGAAGCATTAACTCTGGTGTTTCTATTGCTTTATGCCTACCCATCTATTTTTGTTTTATAGTGCTGACATATCCTGTCCATTACTGACAAGTAATATGTGTTAAAATCTTTATACCCTTCGTTGTCTTGTTCGTATGTTCTGTATAAGATGCCCCTTAATCTTTGGCTTGGTGTCTTAAAGGTGTCCGGGTCTGCTTTAAGGTTTTCTACGATGTCTTGCTCTTCTTTACTAAATGGCTCTTCTTTAATTGCTAAGTAGCAGAACTGTTGGTTAAGTTGGAATAAATTAGCTGCATCTTTAGGACTTAGTTCTTGGGTTGCTAAAGTTAGCTTTATTGTTTTGTCTTTGCGTGAGGCTATGCTCTCTATTTGACTTGATAATAATATCATAGTATTCCGTTAATTATATCGTTTGCTTCGTCTATTGCGTCTTCTTGATCTAAGTAAGTGTCTACGTCTGCTATATGTTTGTTAATCAAAGTTTCTGCCATAGCATAGGTGTAGTGTCCTATGGTAGTCATATCGTCTCCGTTTTTACCCGTCTTACATACTGCTACGAAGTAAGCCTTATGTGTTAGGAGAAGCCATATAGCATTTAGTTTTCTCATCGTCCTTGACCTCTATATGCTTTTTCTCTGGGGGTGTGCTTATTAAAGGACTTCTTTGCAGAGCCTCGCTTCCTTTTGCCGAATGAAATTTTGTTCTTATTCTCGTTACCTTTTGCCATAATTCTTTGCGTGTATGTCTTTTAAAAACTCTTTATATTGTTTCTTGTCTCCGTACTTAATATGGCATTCTCTACAACAACACATTAGGTTTTCTATTACGTCTGCCTTTTTAGTTCCCCCCATTCCCCTCGCTTCTATGTGATGTATGTCAGTTCCTACACCACCACAAACCTCACAAGGAACAAACGATGTAGCGTCATAGCCCATTCCTTGTAAGTAGATTTGCGTGTGTTTCTGCATACTTTCCCCATTAAATTTTCCGTTGATTAATAATTAAAAAATTTAAGTATGCAAATTATTTTCCGTTTATTTCTTTTAGCTTATTAATACTCCACTCAATCCCACTCGTACCACCCCAAGCGTCCCACATTAAACCGCCACAACCTTCGCTATAAGGCACGTCTTTATGTTGTTGGTGTCTTTTAAACGAAGCCATACGAGCAATAGTATCTCTACTAATCGGCTCACGATTTGCCAACTGTCTTGCCCTTGCCTTACCAGTTGCTTCTCCGCACGAACCCCAACCATTTTTCTCAGCCCATTCTATTGCCCTCTTTGCGTTGTTAGTAGCTGACTCCGGATAGTCGGTGTAACTTTCAGCAAATTTACCACCTGCAAGGATAGCTTTCCAAACTTGCATTGCCTTCTCTTCGGTATCGTAGATGCAACCGCCGTTACCTATTTTCCATTTTCCTGAACTGCATTGTGTTACTGGCATAGTTTACTATAAATATACTTTCGGTCTAAATTTATCTCGTCAAAGTTATACTTCTTTTGGCAGAACTCAAATAACTTTTGTCCGCTTTCCTTTCGCATATCCGCATCACTTACTAAATCTCTTATATGTTTATACCAATCCTTCTGACTTTTAACGTAATGTACTGGCATATCTAAGTACGGATTGACATAGCTAACTATGGCAGGGTTCTTTTTAGCAGCCGTTTCTAATACCTTTAAATTTGACTTCATAGCGTTGAACTTGTTATCTACAAGTGGGATAACTGAAATGTCTGAGTCCGTATAAGCACCCATATATTCTGTAACCCTTGCATAGTTATAGATCGTGGGATTAAGCTTTAGTCCGCAAGTAAAAGCATCAATCATTTTATCCCATATAGGTTTCTCCCCGTCATTGTAACCTGCTATAACAGTTCTAATATTCATACCTTGTAACCTTTTAAAAGGTTGCCTTAGTATTTCAATATCCCTTTCGTGCGTTCCGCTTCCGCTCCAGAATAATCTAACCTTGTAATCTTCGGTCTTGTTATCCTGGAACTGCTCTTGCCCGTAAGGTAATGCGTTTGGTAAGATGTGAACGTTCTTATTAAATGGGCTTATCTCTCCTGCTAACCTTTCGTGTGTGCAGGTGCAAAGGTCTGCTATCTTTAAGTAGTCGGTAATTAGTTTAGGTATATTGTTAAGCTTATATCTTAAATACAATAAATGGCTTTCGTTTAGTTCCCAATGGTCATCGTTATCGACTACTAATTTAAAGCCGTACTTAGTGCGCCAGGTGTCCATTTGCTTTGCATCTATTTCGTTAAGCATTCTATTCATTAAGACAATGTCCCAACCCTGCTCTAATAACTCGTCATTAAGTACATCTGTTATAAGTGCGTACTCTTTTTCTAAGTGTACTATCGGCATCATAATTCTATGCAGTCCTACACCTGAGTTGGCAGAAGTTATACAAAGTATTCGCATCTTATATTCTTTTGGTTGTGATAGATGTCTTGGTATTTTTCCCACACGCTTTGCGCCCGTGCCAAGCTTTCGTCTTTCATTCGTCTGTAATCTGTTCCATTACCGACATCGTGTCCTATGTGTTCTGACCTCATATCCGGAAGGTAGTAATTAGTAAAGCCTGATATTGTTGCTCGTTCTCCGTAATCTCTGTCTTGCATTCCGTATGGATCGTACTCAGTATTGTAACCGCCAACTGCATCTATAAGTTCACGGGTAATAAAGTTATCGCCAAATGGTGTATGCGTTTTATGTACCCCGTCTACTATTGGGGGCAAATCTTCTACACAATGTATTCCAATTATGCCTGTCTTCTCTATTTGTTGAGAAAACATAACCCATTTTGACAACCAATTCTCAGGCAGTAATATGTCATTGGCTAATAAACAAACTGCATCATAGTTTTGCGTTATGCGTAACCCTGCATTAACTCCGGCTGCTATGCCTCTCTTTTCTTTTGATAAGTCATAACCGGCAAACGGGTAGTTAAAAGTTTCGTGCGTGTCGCTTCCGTTATCTATTAAGAAGCAGTCCGCATTATAACCAGAGTTAAAAAAGTTTTGGTTAATTACACGCTGCGTTAAATCGTGTCTGTTTTGTGCAAGTAATAAAATAGCTAC